CGACTAGGCTAGCTAATTCCGGATAGACGTCAGCAAAGTCAGTGTTATTTTGCTTGTCCATAAATTCGATAAAGGATCTAGTTTCAGTAAGATCACTAGAATAATCCTCAGCATTCATGTAATTCACAGCGTAGTCTCCATAACGAATTATTCGTTTCTTTTGCTGGTTGACCAGCTTGGTGTTAATCCATTGGCTATGTGCCCAAAGACTGGCGTCGGTGTCAAGTGTTTGTTTAAATGCAGTCCATTCTTGTGTTATTGTTTGTTTTATTTCTTTTGGGAGAACTTTAGGATTAATTGCTCGAGGATATTGAACTATACTGGTATGAAATAATCCCCCAGCAGCATTGACAAATTTAACTATGTCAACCAGCCTACTTATATTATATATACTAACAGTGGTAGTCAAACTCATTTCAATGTTAGTTAGTGCGTGTAGTTTTTGAACGTTGTCAACCACCTTAGTGATATCACCATTGGTTCTAAAATAACTGAAAATTTTATCATCACCGTCCACACTTACACGTAGTATGATCTTTTTAAACCTGGGCCAATGATCTAAGACATTATAAAAACCAATACCCAGCGCCACAAGATTACTATTATAACTCAGTGTAATATTATGTGCATGGTTACTCATTGCCTCAATCATTTCCCAATGTCGCTTTTGTTGCAGTGGTTCGCCACCTGCTACTAAGACTTCACGCAGGTAGGGAATTGCTGACTTAAATTGTTCAAAACTCTGTTCAGGTAAACTTATATGTTTCTTTTCTAAACGGCCTGCTCCATGCTTAACGAAAAATTCTTTTACTTCAGGGTCCTTAAATGCCAGTACTTCCCATTGACTACTATAGGTGGGACTGCAATGGCGACAACGTAAGTTACAAGTATTATCAAAACGTATTTCTATACTGCGAGGTTGGTAAGGCATAGCATAGTCGTTGGTGACATTTTGCACTATTTCTTCAAAATTTAGGTTGTATTGACTGCCACTATAAGTTTCATTGCAGGTCTGCCTAGTGCTGGCAACGCCGCTGTCTTCAAAGTCCCAACAACTGCGGCATCCCGTGGGACGTTCATTATTAAGCACTGCGCGACGTAATTCTCTTGTTTGTTCACTATTCCATATTTCTTCTAGTGTTTGATTACGATAATCACCAATGCGATCCGGGTAACGCCAACATGCTCCAACTTTACCTTCGTGTTTGATATTCTGATGTATAAAAGGCATTATACAAAATGTTTTACTATTTGTGTTCATTTTTGTTTTAGTATATTTTCTTTACTGAGCTTGTCGTTGTGATACAATGTGGTATTTTCCTTATTGCCACAGGTATGTAAACAGGTGATTAAATTTCCTTGTTCAATTAATAGGTCCCAACGTCGACTGATGTCCTTCATTTTTTCTATGATATCTGCAACAGATCCTACATGTAAATCAAAGTCTGCCATTTTAAATTCTTTAGTAAACTGATAAGCGCCTGGACTGTCGTGTGTGTACGTACCTAAATAGCAACAGGGCAATAAAAGACCACTGGCAGCAAGAAATATCTCACTGCGTTCTTGACTTTTACATACAATTTTATTACTATTTAATGAGGTAAATCCAGCAAGATTAAATTCAAACTGGGAATGTGGGACATGGGAGTCCGTTCCAATATTATTGTGCCTGTACTGTTCTTGTGCAGGAGGTTCAAGAACTCCTATCTGCTGACCCTGTTTCATTATTTTGAAATCTTTTTTGTTTCTAAACTTTTGAGTCACTTTTATTCTAAAATCTACATTTAATTCCTTGGCTAGGCTGCGGGCCTGTTCTACTTCATGTTCATTGTGCTTGAATACTATAAAATTCCACTGTGCCCTACCACCTGCGTTAACAAAGGATGTGAGATTTTTTATAACTTTATCATAGACAACACCAATTCTATATTGTCCCAGTGTTTCATTGCTGGCACCATCTAAGGCAAAGTTAATAAGAACTTTGGGTATTGCTAACTGAGCCCACCATGATTCATCTCTATAACCCCCATTAGTGTCAATGCTTATACTCTTGCACCCATGGCTAATCAGATAGTTAACATACTCAGGTAGCAATTTATTCAAACAGGGATCACCGTATACTCCGCTGAAATAAACATGATCTAACTGAGCAGTAAACTCGGCTGTAAATAGTTTATAAAAAACATCAGGCTGTAGATCCTCTTCCACCAAGCCAGGTTGTATATGACCAAGACCGGTATATCTACTGCACATGGGGCAGTGACTATTGCATCTACTGCTGGCTTCCACGTGGACTATTTTGACATCTGCTAAGTCAATCATTTCTTAATAGTAGTCATCATGCTCAAACCGCATTTCATAGTGACGTTATTTTTAATAAAATTAATCCCCGTATGAGCTTGGCAACGATCAAATACTATGATCCCACCACGTCGCCAATTATAAACTCCTTCCAGCTCAAAGCCATCCAACCATTCACGTTTAAAATGACTGAAGTATTTTTTATATGTATCATCATCTATTGTTCTTTTATTCCAGTCAACATCCCAAGGCGTTCCGTCTCTGTGATAGCAGGGCATACCACGATAGTCTCTTACAGTATAAAACACATTGGTGTCATATTGCGAATCGCCTTTGGCGAAATTAGTGCCATACATTAAAAAACGATTTTTAAATATTGCCGTTCCACACATGGGATCATCTGTTTCTCTATTAGTATGACATACCCATAATGGAATAATAAATTGTTTCCCTGGAACACTGTCTGTATTTTTTAGCGTATTGGGGTTGCCAGTATCTATATGCAAATTGTAAGGCGTTGCAGTGATTAAAAAATTTCCTTCCCAGATAGTATCATTAGTTAACTCAGGTATTATTTCTTTTAGTTTACCAAAAAATTTATTTTGTATAAGTTTATTATCTACATTAAAATGTAAAGTTCCATTTTTCTTAACACGCCGAGTTCTATGTTCCCTATGCATTAGGTCTTCTAACCAGATTAACTCATCGTCAGTAAACACATTGTCAACTGCATAGCTTGAATCACTCCATGTACTCATCCAACGACTATATTCACTGGCATCAACTGGGATGAATTCTTTTACTAAATTATCACCAGGGACATATTCTAAATCTTTCATTGTTCATCCTTTATCTGATTAAAAATATACTCTGCTAAAAATTCATTGGCATCATGATTAAAATGTTTACACCAGCTATGTTTATATCCATTGTCTAACAGAAAATTAGCCATCAAAGTCTTATCTCCATTATAGTAAAACTCTATTTCTGGAAATACTGTACCCAGCTTAACATTATTTTTCAATAACCCTAAACTGGATCCAGTTTCAAAGTAATAATATTTAATTTTATATTTTTCTAATAGGGCGCTAATTGACAATAATTGCTCAATAATTCTATCTGTTTGGTACTTGACATTGTCAAAAAAACCATAGTAAAATTTAATATAATCTATAACCTTGGGCGTTCTAAACTGATCCATGGTCCATGGACCAATAGGAAAAATTTGATAGTCAACCATTGGCTGATCGTATGGGCTCCAATAACAAATTGGTATTTCATTTTTGATAACATCTTCGTTAAAAACTGGCAGCTCAAACCTACTCATGTCGGTGATGCCGTATATCAATAAATAATTTTCCTTAGAATCATATATATCTTCTAAAAATTTTATTAGCATTCGGTATGACCTAGCATTGCATCCACCAGGAGCGCCCATATTAATGCTTGTTTTAAAATTGCCAATTTTTTCTAATTTCTTAACCCAACTTCGTTGCCAGCAGGAATTATAATTTAAATCATCTTCATAGTGTCCGTAAATAAAACTGTCACCAATGGCCACTAAAGTTGTATTACTATACATCCCTGAATATATCCTTCATCTCTGGAAACGTTTCATAAAAACTTGTTCCCCGCTGTTTGTCTAATAATTCTAAGTATTCTTTCATCTCTGGTAAACGGCGACTCCAATCTTCACTTTTAGCAAAGCGAACCATACCACGCAGTCTTTTGACACCGTAGTCAGCATTTAACCACGTGTCTTTATCAATTTTGCCCTTGTGCCAAGTGGGGACTCCTAACTCCCAATTCTTGTCCCACCATGGAATAAATTCTTCATACTTGGCTTCGATCTCATCTTTAAACCAAGCTGGCAATATTTTAACATTAAGGTGTGGGGGATGATAAACAAAATGATAGTTGATTCCACCTGCACCAAAAGGCCACATATTAATCTTTTTAAAATTTTGTTGCAATTTCCATTGCAAAAATTCTGGAATATAATAAATGTTAAGTGCTTGCACTGCACATGCTATAGTTATTTCCACATTGTTAGTAGTTTCTTGATCTAACTGGTGAAACGCTTCAACGGTGCGGGTCCATTTACTGGGATAACGAATATAACTATTGCGCTCACCCACTGCATCAACGCTATAATGAAAACGAACTAGCTTAAAGTGACTCCACAGTTCAAATAAATCCTCACGCCACTCTACACCGTTGCTGTTATAACGTATTTCCATGTCTTTGGCATAGCCTTGACGAATACATTGTTCTAATATATCGTAGTGCTCGTCAATGATCAAAGGCTCCCCACCAGCAAAATAAAGCTGTTTCATATGAGGTACTTGATCCCATAACTGTTCCCAAAACTTAGGATTATTCTTATGCCAATTATAGCTTGCTCCATTGACACTGCCTTTGTTATCCCAGCCCATGGTTTGTTTTAGTGTTTCGTTTTGAACCTGTGGATAAACTTTTTGCCATTCTGGAATCCATAAACTGCTGTCATGTGGGCTACACATTACACAGGCCAAGTTACATTTGGTTCCAAAGCGCATGTCAATATAACTAATCTTAGGAGGTATGCCTCCATTAGTGTCAGTGTCTTTGATTAGTTGGTCAACATCAACACGTTTCATCCAGTATTCTGTTTCCCATTGGCGCTTACTTCTGTGGCCTTCACGTTCTTCTTTATAACATTTAATACAACTGGCTGGTTCTTCACCGGCTAGCATTGCTAACCTAGTATTTTTCATATAGTCATTGTTCCAACTTGTTAAAAAGTCAGTGACATTTAAGTTGGCTGGTTTACCGTCAGCTTGTTTTAACACTCCAACTTCACCACCATGAACTCTATCGTTTGTAGCGCCGACGCTACTGGCATTTGCTGTACAGCATACACGCATATGCCCGTTGGGTCTTGTACTTAGGTGTATCCATGGTAAGATACAAAATGTTTTACTAGGAAAGTCTGCCATAATTGTATTTAATATTTTTAATAAACTTTATTGAACAAAGAGTCGTGTTTTTGTTTTGGTATCATTACGTCTGCTGTACACATACAGTATTCACTGGCACAGATAACGTTCTTTTTAGGCAACTCGGTGAATGTTGCCACATTAGAAAAAAACTTAGCTGTGGTGCAGGCAGATTCTGCGATATCCCAATCCTTGTTAATGAATAAATGATTCACACCCATGGTACAATCCCAGCCGGCAAATTTGTTTTTTCTACTATTAGTAAATTCAACTTCATCCAATGGCTTTACAGTGCCATCATTGTACTCAACAAATGTTGTGCCGTACCTATTATTAGGATTTTCTGGCTTAACACCATCTCTAAAAATAACTTCGCTATGATCTTGAAGCCATTGTAACTGTTCTTCCGTATAGTCGTAGCTTATATCATTGTTGCCTATTATTTCACGCCTGAACACTCTACTAGGGGCTATTGTAACACGTTCCATGTTCTTAAACCTATAATAAGCTGACACGGCATTATCCCAGAGTGGTGGATACATTAAAGTAAAAACGCCTATGTTTGTTTGACTGCTAATGTATTCTACTTTGTCAAAAATCAACGTGTCTGTGCCTTCAGGGTGATAGCTAACGGTAACTTTGTATATCTTTTTCGCATATTCCTCCCACCAGTCCATACTTCTAGTGCAATTGGTGTTAAGATGCATATGCCACCCATTTTCATCTAAAAAATCGATAATTGTTTCAAACACTGGACTTATAGTGGGCTCACCGCCACCAATCCACATATGTACTGGCCTGCCTTTTATTTGATCCCGCAGCCTTGTTAAAAATTGCAGTACAGTTTTTTTGTCTGTTTCTTTGTCTTTGAATACATTTTTTCCTGAATGTAAGCTAGGATGGCAATATGAACATTTGTAAGTGCAAAGTGTATTAATAGTCCAGTCTACTGTAAATCTGTTACTGTCGTTATAAATTTTAATAGGCTTCATTACGTTTTAAACTGCTCATTAAATGCGTCAAATTTTGTGCCACATATTTTAGCACACATTGCACTTTTACCTTCAGCACAGCTGGGTTTTGACCAACTTTCAGGAATGGTCTTTTGGAAAAAATCCCCTTCAACAATCTGCTGCACTGAATAATATTTAGTATTCAACGAATCCAATCCAACCTGGTCTATAAACTTCCATATTTGTGCGCCTTTGGGTTTGTAATACCATAGGTACATTTGCCCCGCAGTCCAACAACAGGGTTGCAATATACCTTCAGCAGTGACATATACATTTTTTTCTTTGGCTACTTTACAGTCAATAAGTGCTTCGTCCCATATATGTTCCACTGGTTTTTTCTTAGCGGCATCAGTGCTAAAGTTTTGATTACCCTGTATTTCACTTAGTCTACTGATATTAACGATGGTGTCCACTGTTAACTTTGTTTCATCTACATTTTTTGCAGCTTCTTTTAACTTGTCTAACACAGCATTACGGTATTTTGGGTTGGTGGGTGCTTGTAATAATGTAGTCGTGCCTTTGCGATTTTGTGCTTGGTGTGCATCTTTAGTCTGTGCTCTAGTATTGCTGAAGAAACGTGCAGACTTTTTGTACTGGAATTTTTCAAAGCCCATGTCCTTACTAAGTTGTTCCGCCTGTTCAACTTGATGCTCATTGTGTGCAAATACTATAAAGTCCCAACGTGCTCTACCACCTGCTGATATAAAGGCTTCAACATTACGCATAATATTAGGCCACACTGTGCCTTGCCTGTATAAGTGATTGGTATCCTCTAATCCATCTAAGCCAAATATTACATAACCTTTGCGCCCAATGGTTCTAGCAAGTTCTGCCCACCAGTCAGGCTTTTTCATACTGCCATTGGTATGCATACTGAGATTAATGTTAGCGTTATGCTGTCTAAAATATTTAAACGCTTCTAGAGTATCTTTTGCCACTGCGGGGTCACCGTAATTGCCACACATATAGATCCGTTTGAGTTGCTCAACGAAACTTACAGGAAATATACGTTCAATATCTTGTATAGTAAGTTCTCTATTGTGCAAGTAAGGATTAACTTCGCCGCCATTTAAGTTACGAGCGCACATGGGACAGCTGGCATTACATGCTTCTGTCATTTCTAAATGCACAACTTCTAACTCAGTATATCTATACACCGCACCAGTCTCTGAATTGTTGTTCTAGCCAGGCAAAATTATTAATCACTGTAAGGTCAACACCGTCACGTCTAGCATAGCGTTCACCCATTCTAGCACCTTGTGTGCTAAAATATCCATACTGTGATTCATTGCCGGCATTGAGCCACATTTGCAGCCTGGCTAGGCTTTCATCGTCGTTGTTATTTTTAATAATACCTGAACTTAGTTTTGCTGCTTCCCTAAACGCTGTTCGCCAAGTACTGTATGGTGAATAGTTAAATCTATGTTCACTGGCCAGTATGTTTACCTTAATGTAAGCATCAGCCAGTGTGGTAGTCATGTCTGCACGATCTAATCTTTCAACACTGAAGCAATCTTTAGAAAATAATTTAATTCCACCATGTCCATAAACTAGGCCATTAACGGGATTCTTGCTGCGGAATACTGCCACACTGCGTGGCTTAAGGTCAATCACTTTGTCAAATCGAAAATTATCTAACACATAGTTATCACCGTCTACAACATAAAATCTGTCTTGTTGACAATGTTCTGCTATTGCTTTATGGCTTTCAAAAATAGTGCCCACTGCTTTAAATGCTACACTACTGTCAGACTGCTTTTGACATTGAAACCAATTAGCTTCTGAATTTGCTTCGTCGTTATATAAAAAGTATACTGGTGTCATATTAATTCCATTTTGGTAAAGTGAATCCAAACAAAGGTAAGGCACTATGATTTAACATTGAGGGCCATCCAAAGTTTTTAGGAGGACTGATATTGACATGCTTAAACCATAAACTTTGATCTGCTGTCAATTCCACCAATGGTAATGACAAATTCTGTTTTAATTCTATTAGAATTTCATTGGCGTGGCCTTCATGATTAGTTACATTATTATACAAACTATTCCAATAATCCTTAAACCAATCATAGTCGCTAATCAGGCTATGGTCAAAATTTTCAATATATAATTTGTGTGCCCCCAGTCTAGCCCCATACATTGCCCAAAATCCGTTTGTAACATCACGGCCCACCGTCATCCAAATAAGCCATCGTGCATAGTTTCCTGGATACATCTTGTTTTTAAATTTGTCTACATCAACTTTATGTCCTTGATCTAAACCCATCTTAACGCCTTCTCGAAATCCAGCACGAAATGCCTGAAATGCAGTTGCATTATTCATCACGGTGCCATATGTATAGTTCATTTGTTTATAATTTTTTTCGTCCCAGCAAAAATCTACATTATTGTCATTATCATCGGGATCTGCCGCTTCGTGTGTTCGCATGTTTAACACATAGGGAGCATACCATAACTTAATACCACCGTTTCCATAAACTAGCCCATTGATAATATTACGACTGCTCCAGCTAAATGTACATTGTACGTCTTTGGCATCTAAAACCATTTCCTCTTTCCATATTTCAGGATCTACTGCACAATCGCCATCAATGGTAAAGAATCTATCATTGACGGCATGTGCAGCACAGGCTTTATGTGCAGCATCTAGTCCCTTAACGCCATGAACACGACGTATCATTTCTGGATTAGGATGCCCATTTTTTAACTTATCAAAGTTAACATTAGCATTAGGTTCGTCATAACTAAGAAATACCGCAGGAATATCTTTAAATGACAATTTAATCGTATTATTTCTCACCAGTGATGAGCCTGTTTGGCTAGACCTTGACACTACCAAACCATTATTGATAGAATTTAGTAAACTCATTTTTCATCCATTCGTAATTATTAATTAATTTTAATTTTTCAACATCATCTTTGTTTTCAGACCCGTATAACTTACCCTGGGCCGCGCCACTAAGTGCATACTCTCCATAGGGTTTATCCCTGCCCATTGTACACCAAATATTTAATCTAGTTTCAGCATCATGATCTGTGCTGGCAGATAATTTTGCACATTCCCTAAACGCACTGCGCCAAGTATTAAATGGATCAGTGTTAAATGCTGTAATGTTACTTACTTCATTGATCAACTTCAATTTACCAAGCCCAGTTGTTAAGTCCACACGCCATGTAGTTGCCTCTAGTAATAGTTTTCTTGGGAATAGCTTAACACCACCATATCCATATTCTAAATCATTAATGGGATTTCTACTAGTCCATAAGTGTACTACATCTAAATCAAACACACTGGGAATAAAATTAAAATTCCATGCATCAATGATTTCTGCATCACCATCAACAACATAAAACATTTCAGTGTCTACGATTTCAGCGGCACGTTTATGCGCTTCAAAGATACCTTTAACTTTGTCCACACGTTTTGCTTTTGGAAACTTTTCACGAACCCTTTGCCAGTTTTCTTCTGCATTAGCTTCATTATAGCTTATAAAAACTACATCAGTATCGATCATTGGTTTAATGAAACTCATATGCTTGTCACCAATTGAACTATGTGCTTTGATCTTAAAGGCCCATATATCTTCTTTGCCATTGGCATACTTTGGATCGACATACCAAACTAAGTCATAGGCAAAATCAAAATAAGGAATCTTCTTATTTGATATATCATAATGCAAAGCTGGTAATTCAGGATTGAATTCTGTATCAAATACTGGTTCAACAAACCCCATGTCTTTATACTGTGTTTGTCGTATCAATGCTCGGTCACTTACGGGGCTTAATTTCATTGCCCACGTTTTACCTGAATCATCACTGTATTCCTCTGGCAAATACCAATTTAATTCATAAACGAAATCTAAGTATGCCAGATCTGGCATAGAAATAAATCTAAAATCTATTTTTGGTATGTCTGGATTATAATTAAACTTAGGCATAATATAACCCATATTTTTAGTGCCGTTAAAAGACCTTGATGCCATTTTTAAGACCCAGATATCTTTGTCTAGACCTTTGGTAAACAATGGATCCAAATACCAAGTGTGATCATAACAAAAATCTTGATAAGGAATCTTAATTTCAACATCAAAATCCACTAGTGGTATATCACTATTGTATTCAAACCTAGGACTTATAACGCCCATGTCCTTTGTTCCCACAGGTGCGTTTGATCTAATACGCATAGCCCAAATTTTCTCTTTGTCTGCATCTAAGACAAACTTATCTTCTAGGTACCAAACTAAGTCATATTGATAGTCACTGTCATAATACACTGGAATATTATTAACTACAAAATCAATATCAGGTATATCCGGATTATATTCTATCAGTGGCATTACGTCGCCCATGTCCTTGACGCCAAGAACATTCTTAGGCTTAATTCTGGCAACCCATATTTTATCCACAGACCACGTTAGCCGTGAATCTAAATACCAGACATGTTCATAAAGGAGATCTTGATATGGCAATCTAAAATTAATATCAAATTTAACATTGGGTACCTCAGGATTAAATTCTAACACAGGTGATATATAACCCATGTCTTTAACGCCCAGTGAGTTATTGGGTTTAATACGTATTGCCCATATTTTTTCTGTACTATCTAAGTTAAATTGCGGGTTCAAGTACCATATATGTTCATATCTCAAGTCCTGATATGGAATACTTAAATCTACTTGGAAATCTACTTCAGGTATATCGGGATTAAATTCTAACACAGGTGATATATAACCCATGTCTTTAACGCCCAGTGAGTTATTGGGTTTAATACGTATTGCCCATATTTTTTCTGTACTATCTAAGTTAAATT